CACCATACATCCCACTCATCATGACCCCATTGGTCTATGATCCAAACAACTTCACACCACGCCGTGGTGTGATGACCCGTTACGCAAAGAAGGTAGTACGTCCGGAATTCTTCGGAAAGATCTACATCGATGGATTAAACTTCGTATAATCGAAGTCGTAACGGTGGGAATAAATTGGGTGGCCGAAAGGTCACCCTTTTTATTTTTGGTTATTGAAAATATGAATTAACAATGAAATAAAACTATTTATTACTAGTCTTCAACCAGAGAGTGATATGGAAACACAAGAACCAATTTTTTATGATGGTACTCCAAATAATCCATACGGATTAACACCCTTTGGATTTTATGATAGTGATACAGATTTTCAGACAGATGCACCAAAAGCAGCAGAATGGGTTGCACGTAAACTAGGATATCCTGTTGTAGAAGTTGAATTACTTGACAAACAGATTTATGCATGTTTTGAAGAAGCGATTTCTGTGTATGGAAATCAAGTAAATCAATTTAATGCACGTGAATATATGTTAACCTTGCAAGGAACATCAACCGCAACATCTGCAACGCAACGTAATATTATAGGTTCCTCTATTCCTCAATTAGTACGTCTTGCAAGTGACTATGGAGTAGAAGCACAATCAGGTGGAAATGTAGACGTTAAAAGAGGATATATTTCTGCATCAGTTGGTGTACAAACTTATGATTTAAAAACTTTGTGGGCGGATGTAAGCGAAAGTGGACAACCAATTGAAATTCGTCGTGTTTACCATTACATGCCACCAGCTATCGCTCGTTACTATGACCCATTTGCAACGACAGGTCTTGGTCTAACGAACTTGATGGCAGAGTTTGGGTTCGACGGATACTCACCACCAGTCACATTCGTAATGATGCCTGCATACGAAGATTTACTCCGTATTCAAGCAATCGAAATCAATGATATGATTCGTAAGAGTCAATACGGATTTGAAATTGCAAATAATGTCATAAGATTTTCTCCTATCTTTAAAGAAGATAAAGTAATATATTTTGATTATATGGTAGTAGGAGATAAAAAGTCAACAAATAATGTATTTCAGTCGGGGTCTAATGTATCATCTGACTTGTCAAATGTCCCATATACCAATATCACTTACGCAAAAACTAATGCTATGTCACGCACGTGGATATTCAAGTATACATTGACGTTAGCTAAAGAATTATTAGGTATTATCCGTTCTAAATTCTCGGAAATTCCATATCCTGATGGAGAAATTAAGTTAGACGGTGAAATTCTTCGTCGTGAAGCAGTAGAAGAAAAAGAAGCTCTTATTAAAGAACTTCGCGAAACTTTGGAAGAAACTGGTATGCAAGCACAAATGAAAAAGCAAATGGAAAATTCTAAAGCAATGCAAGAAGTATTTAGTAAAGTTCCTACTCTTATCTACATAGGTTAATTTATGGCAAGATTTGTTACACAACGTGATTTTGAATTTATGCAACACATCACTCGCGAATTAATTGATGAGACGATGGATGTTGCGGTTACGTTGTATAAAATTGTAGTTAATTCGACGAAAGTAAACATATATGGGGAAAGCACAACAAAACCTAGATACACACCTGTACTTTTAAATGCAATTGTAAAATACGACAAGAACACTTCTATATCGGGTGATGGATTTGGTTCAAACCAAGAACAACAAGTAGAATTTAGATTAGCTCGTAGATTACTTAAAAATGTAAATACATACCCAGAAATTGGAGATATTGTGGGATATAATAATCATTATTACGAAATTCACAATATTACAGAAACACAATTGATTGCAGGAAAACCTGATTTTAATACAGCAGTAATTTGCATGGCGCATTTAACTCGTCGTACTAGTATTGATATTGAGGAGACACAAGTATGACCTTTAATCCAGAATTAGGTGAACCTACGAAAATTGTAAATGATAATCAACAATCTCCTCGACTACAATCACGCGCAGACGACACACCAAATAGTTCTCCGCCAATCAAAGTAACATTATATACGATTGACAGTGCTATTTTGAATTACATGAATACTCGTATAAAACCGATAGTTACACAAAATAAAGCACAAGTACGAGTACCAGTAATCTACGGAGATCCTGAACGTTGGAAAAGTGCGCAGCGTGATGGAGTTTTACGTGACTCAATTGGAAAAATTCAACTTCCAATGATTATGATACGACGAACATCAATGAAAAAAACATTAATAAATTCTGCGGTCAACAAATACTACGATAGAGTATTTTATGAAGGATGGAATAAAAGAACACCATATGATAGATTTAATGTGGTCAATAATATATCCCCAAGTAGAGAATACTATAATACATCCGCCACCCCCGATTATTACGAAATGACATATCGGTGTATGATTTGGACGGAGTATATGGAACAGATGAATTCCATCGTTGAAAATATTTCCTTCGAAAGTGACGAGTTTTGGGGAGAAAGAAATGCATATAAGTTTCGTACAATTATTAAATCATTTGAAACATTAACCGAACTTCCTACAAATACTGATAGAGTAGTACGTACCCAATTCGACATGACAGTGTACGCATACCTACTACCGGATTCGCAGTTAAATGAGGGAGGAACCCGTGGATTAGTAACAAAACGAAGATATGGGGTAAAAAAAGTAGTAACCTTCACAGAAATAGAAGGAGAAACACCAAGCGGTCCAAATTCAACATAATTTACATACAGATATATAATAATTGATGTTTAGGTAAAAAAACAGATATTTATAATACGAGTTGTATTATATTTAAAAACGAGGTTATTATGTCACAAATTTTAGAAGAAGAGTTACAAGAAATTTCTAATTTACGAATAAAATTAGCAACGGTGGTCAATGACGCCGGACAAGTATCGTTACAAATCCAGTTATTGGAAAGGGATTTGGAGGATTTAAAAAAAACGTTGATTGAACAAACAAATACGTTTAAACAATTGCTAGAAGAAGAACAAACGCTTGTAACTAGGTTATCAGAAAAATATGGTACCGGATCAATTAATTTTGAAACGGGAGAGTTTACCCCAGAAAGATAACAAATTTAGTTTGGAGAATACCGTATGGCAGAAAGAATCGTGTCACCAGGCGTGTTTACGCAAGAACGTGACCTCTCATTCCTTCCACAAGGAGTTGCAGAAATTGGTGCAGCGTTTATTGGTCCTACCGCAACAGGCCCAGCGTTTATCCCTACAGTAGTTCGTGGTATTGATGGATATACCAACACGTTCGGTGTACCCGATGGTAATTCATACATGGGGTATACTGTAACAAATTATTTACAAGAAGCTGGAAGTGCTACAATTGTTCGTGTACTTGGACTTGGTGGATACGCTACAGGATCTGCTTTCTTATTTGTAAGTGGTTCAACTGGTAATAAACTGGCCGTTGCGTTTCATCCAACAGTATCAGGTAGTCATATTGATAGTATTACTACTGCAGGAACTACTGCAAGTTTTAGTTTAGTTATTAGTTCATCTAATCCAAGTGGTCCACATATTTCGGCATCATCACTAAACTTTAATTCTACATCACCCGCATATATTGGGGCATATTTCAGTAATCCAACTAATAATACACGTTCTCCGGCATATATTTATGCAATCTTCCCCGATGCAGTTAATCAAGTAGGAAACGTACCCGCAACAACACAAATTTCATCTTCACTTGGTACGTTTAATTTCACTGCAACGGCCGACAAACAATACAAAAATGCAAGTACACCATGGATTAAATCACAAAAAATTGGTGGACTAGAATACGCATTATTTAAAGTACATACATTAAGTGATGGCGTAGCAGCAAATACACAAATTAAAGTATCAATTGTAGGTATCTCTCCAAACACGGATGGATTATCAAACTATGGTACATTTAGTTTACTTGTTCGTGCATACGACGACACAGATCTTAGTCCAAATGTACTTGAACGATTTGACAATGTAACACTAAACCCAACAGATCCAAATTATATCGCTCGCGTAATTGGTAATAGTGTTCCTGTGTTTGATAGTACCAACAATGAAGCGTATTATGATGGAGATTATCCAAATCTTTCACAATATATTCGTGTTGAAATGGCAGAAAATATTCCACAAAATGCAGTACCATATGGATTTGAACCCTATAAAGCAGTAGAATCGTCGGGGTTCACAACAGATATTGGTACTAAGTTTATATTTAGTAGATGGTCAGGATTAAATTATTCCGCAAGTAATGCAGTTCTTGCACCATCTAAGTATTACGGATTTAATTTTGATGATGTAAACAACACATCAATTTTGGCGCCATTCCAAGCCGCAGCAACCACCGCAAGTAACGGGTTTAGTTTAGAACCAATTGCAAGTGGCGGAATGACACCAAACAATGAATATTATGGTGCAGCTATCAATTTAAATAATAGAGATCACGTAGCATTCCGTAAATTTAGTGTTGGATTCCAAGGTGGGTTCGATGGTTACAATCCTGCAAGAAAAATCGCATTAGGTGGTTCAATAAGTTCAACCAATACCCAAGGATTTGATTTATCTACCTCATTAAAGTCTGGGTCAGTTGAATATAAGAGAGCAATTGATGTACTCTCCAACCCAGATAATATTGACTTAAATCTTCTTGTTATACCTGGCGTTATTTATCGATTACACCCATATATTGCTCAATCTGCAATTGATTTATGTGAAGCTCGTGGAGATTGTTTCTATATTATTGATTTAGACACGTTAGAACAATCTGTTGATTCTGTAACTACTCAAGCAAACCTTCTTGATACAAATTACGCAGCTGGATATTATCCATGGGTTCGTATCTTAGATCCTAATACAAATCAATTAATTTGGGCACCACCGTCAGTCGTACTTCCAGAAGTATACAAGTATAATGATAATGTTGGAGCAGAATGGTTTGCTCCAGCAGGGTTGAATCGTGGTGGAATCCCAGGCGCAGTCGGTGTTAAGACCAGATTAACCCAAGCACAACGTGACGAATTGTACGAATCAAAAGTCAATCCAATCGCACAATTCCCAGGACAAGGTATCTGTGTCTGGGGGCAAAAGACACTCCAACGCCGCGCCTCGGCACTTGACCGTGTGAATGTCCGTCGTCTTCTTATCACTGTCAAGAAATTCATCGCAAGTTCTGCACGTTACCTTGTATTTGAACAAAATACCGAAGCAACCAGAAACCGTTTCTTAAATATTGTCAATCCATATCTCGCAGGTATCCAACAAAACTCAGGATTAACTGCATTTAAGGTAGTGATGGACGAAACTAATAACACCCCAGATGTCATTGACCGTAACATCTTACAAGGTGCTATCTATCTCCAAC